AAGTAGCATTTCGCAGTCCAGGTCAAGCATATTCTGAGCACTGGCTATAGATATTGAAGCAAGCACTAAGAAAATGATAATCAATAATCTTTTCATTTTTAGCTCCTTTAATGAGAATGTGAGGGCGGTTAAGCCCTCACGTCCGGAGAAGTGAAAACTTAAGAAGCGAATTGGAGGATCTTAAGAGCTCTTGAATCCATAAGGGTCAAGTCGAAAATCTTGGCAAACAAGAGGTTGGATAATGGGAATACAGTAATGGGGTCTCTTACAATGTAAGTATTGGCTTCCATACCTATTCTTACAGCTCGTTTGAAATCGCCGAAGATTATTGAATTAGAACCACTGGCTACAGCTGGCATAGAATCAGAGATATGAACTTCGTGACCGAAGAGCTTATCGTGTTCACCAGCGATTATAGAAGGCTGCCATATGTATTGACCGGTAGTATCCTTAACCTGCTGAATCAAAAGTTCAGCTGAACGGCTCATCAACCATTTGGCGTTTCTACGATAAGTGGTTTTAAGCTTAGAAATCATTTCTTTTAGCTTGTCTAACGGACCACTAGAAGCTAATGCACCAGCCTGACCGGTCTTTAGGAATTCAATCTTAGTGAAATCAGCATTACCAACAGAATCATTGATATAACCGAGAACACCTTTAGTCTGACCGTCGGAACCGCTTCCGCTAAGTGCCTGAGCTTCAAGAGTTTCGCTGAAAAGCATACCGATACAATCTCTTACCCAGTTTTCAGGATCCATAGTCATTTCGATTTTTGCTTCCTGAGAAATTTCCTGCTTAGAAAGCAATTTACCTACTACCGCAGAAACCTGACCGAGTGTTGGAGAATCTTTCTTGGAAGCTACTGTAGTTTCAACACCGAATTCGGCAGTGCCTGGAGTCAAAGTTACATTTTTCTTGTAACCTGCTATGAATGGAGCAACGCGGCATAACTGCATCATAACGCAGTCGCTCATGATGTAGTCAGTAACTATTTTGTCCAATCCGTCAGGAACAGCGTAACCACCGTTACCGCTGACACCTACAACAACAGAGTTGTAACGTCCTTCGATAACGTCTTTGAAGAATTGACCGTAGTTTTCTTTTACAGCACCAGCGCCGAAAGAGGGTCTCTGAAGTTCAGCAATGGTTTTTTCGATGTTAACCATACTGTCGCTGATCTTGTTTACTTTTTCGTCAAGTTCAGCATGTGCTAGGCTCTTTTCGATAGCGTCAAGTCTTGCGTCATTGGCTTTCTTGAATTCTTCGAAAGCATTAGCACGAGAGTCGAGAAGATTTTGAAGTTCACTAATGTCTTTTACTGGCATTTTCTTTCTCCTTCTTAAAAAATCTGATAGTTCTTGAGAATGTTAATCGCCTGTTCTAACAACATCTCGTTGTTTTCCTTCTCAACATCCCGTTGATTCTGGTTAGACAATCCGTTATAACCTCTAGAAGCCACTATCTTAGCTTCTTTTTGGCTTAATCCTGACTTTCTGAGAGAATTTTCAATCTCTCGGATAGTAGGTTTTGGTCTTTCCAAAACTGCATTAATAATGCTTTTTGGCATATTTTTATAAGAAAAACGACCTAAATCAACCCTTGAAATGTTCTCATAAGAGGCTTTTTCGTCATCTATGAGCACATTAAAGCCGAAATCCTTGGCTTCCTGTGGTGTAAACCAAGTTTCATCGTTGATTTTTTCCATAACTTCATCAAAAGTCTTGTTTGTTGCTCTGACATACTCATCAGCTATCTGATGTGTCAGTTTTTCTAAAATTCCGGCTTCGTGGCGCATTTCTTCAGAATTGCCGAACACCATTCCCATAGCTGGATGAATCATAAGCTGTGAACCGTTCAACATTCTGAGTTCATCAGCTGCACCGACAGCAATCCAAGACGCGCTGGAAGCAGCAAGACCTTCAACAATGACAGTCTTTTTACCGTTGTAAGACCTTAGAGCGTTCTTAATAGTCTGACCAGCAAAAATATCACCACCGACAGAATTGATTCTGACAGTAATGTCGCCTTCCATCTCATTAAGTTCACGAACTATGGTCTTGTCATCGCATTCGTCCCAAGGATCACCGATTACTCCGTAAAGATATATCGTATTATTGTTTTTCATTGTTCTGAACCTCATTTTCAGCGTTATAATTCGGGATAAAGACCTCGTTAGCTCTAGGATCATCAAGAAGTGGAAGATTTTCCTTTTCTCGGACCTCATTTATCGAAACAAAACCTGGATTGTTGTTGCCTCCGAGAGAGGTTGAATAAGCTGAATATCTGGACTGAGTGTCAACCCTCAAAAATGCAGAAGTGTTAAATTCTGCATAATAAAGGTCTTTTTCCTTATCATTTAGCAAAGTCCGGCGTATTTCCTGCTGAATTTTAATCATCCAGGGCATTAACGTAAGGGTGACAAAGTTTTCTCTCTGTTCAGCAATTCCTGTTCCCCAGTTAGAAGAATTACCTTCGTTCAGCATGTAGGCAGGAACTCCAAAAAGAGCAGCAATATCACTCTTAGAAAACTTCATGATTTCTATGAGCTGTGCATCAGCAGCACTCATAGAAATAGGCTTGTAATCAAAGCCACCATGAAGGACGGCTACAGTTCCCTTGTTGCCTCCGCTGTATTTCTTCTGCCATTCGGCGCTTATAGACTCGGCGGTCTCTTTTTTCAACACAGAAGGGGTAGTCAAAAGCCCTGAAGGTCTTCCGCCATTGTCCAGAAAATCGTTGTTATATTCAACAGATTTAAGGTTCAAACCTATTAGATTAGCATAGTATCGGATAGGATTAACAGCGTTCTTACCGTCCAGAGTCATTGCTTTTACACAAAAAACGTCTTTGGGTAGAAGCTTTAAATCCTTATCGTTGACCTTCGCTTCAAAGTAATGGTCCTTACCTTCCCAGACTTCATTAACGTATTCGGGACTTATAGGAACAAGCTCTATTATTTTCGGACCGATTCTTGAAATATAAGCGCAAGCCTTACCAGTCAGAAGCATGGAAGTCAGAACCCACTGGATAAAATCCATTGAACCCTGATCGGCGTTAGGCTCATTTTTCAAGATAGAATAAAGGCTGTGCTCTACTGCAGGGACTCTACTGCCGTCTTTACCACGACGATAAAGAACGAGAGGGATAGAAGCTATTGCTTTACTGATGATGTTCACGCAGCAATAAACAGGCGCACAAGACAAAGCCTTTTCACTGTTAATGTTTTTGGCTTCAGCCTGGCGCATCAGCTCCATCATGTCAGCCTCATTAGAACGACCACCGTCAACAACGGTAGACTTCTTAAAAAAGCTGAATACATCAGTATTTAGAGCGTTAAATAGCTTTTTGAACATAATAATAGCCTCTTTCAACTCTAATTATAGAATCAAAAAAGGCGTTATTAAAAGGGATTGCAAGCAGTTAAATGCGAACTTTCGCATTTAATTTCAGACGGAAAATTCAAATCCGCATTCAGGACAAGCCATATATCTGACTAATCGACCGTCAGCCCTGCTTCTTTTCACGCATTTCACCCTGCACCAGGTTCCGCACAACTTGCATCTGCATCCGACGCTTGGGATGTATTCAACATGCTCCCTCATCTTTTTCACAATCTGTTTTGCTTTCTGTGTCTCAATGTAACTGCTCATAAGAAGAATACACCTCCTTCAGACTCCATAACCTTGTTACGAATGGCGTAGTTGAAGCACATAAGAAGCGCGACCACACCGTCTATCTTAGCCGAATACCTTGGTTTGTTAGGAAAAAGATTATCTTTTTTATCGATGTGAGCGATAACATTGGAAAAATTCCACATCATACAAGGGTTAGAATCAAAAACAAACTCATTTGTTGCTATTTTTGCCTCTAATTCCTTCATCGGCTCGGACATATTACCGACTGTCATTCTAGTTTCTATGGTTACAATTCCTTCAGCTTCAAGATTATTGGCAAACTGAACAGCGTTCCAAGGGTCAAAACAGACACCTTTGGGATTATATTTTCCGCATAATTCCATTACATCAGCCTGAATTTTGTTAAAATCCAACATCGGACCTTCGTTTATTTCGATTAAATTACTATCAGCCCAACCTCTAAGGTGATCATTCTCGGGTTTAAGAATTGTGGCTCTTGGTTCGTAAAATTTTTCAAAACTCCAGTAGTTAGTTTCGTCCCAGAACAATAAAACCACTGCCGCCAAGTCTATCTTACTTGAAAGGTCCACACCTATCACGCAAGGTTTGTCTACCAGATTCTCAGGTTTGATGTTTGAATTTCTACATTTTTCAAGTTTGAGCACATCGAAGAATGCCTGATCCACGCTCATCCATTCATCAAGATTCTTAGTTCTTATACTATTCTGTTCATTAGGGTGCTGAATGGCTGTTGTTAACTGTTCTTCTATGTAACTGTCATAAACACTGACTTCATAATTTGGATTTGCTTTAATAAAGGATTCCTTACAACACCAGTTATCATCTTTGTCGATTGTGTAAACAATTCCAAATTCAGAATCATTAGGAACCACACCTTCAAGCACCTGAATAATGTGGTCATGCATATCTTTACAAGGTGAAGCGAGATTAGTTCCAGCTGTTGTGATAATAAAATTAAGTGGCTGCTTTCTTGACGCCTGACCTTCTCTGAAAGTTCTCAAAACGGTATTGTCATCGTGCTGATGGTATTCATCGATTATCCCGCAATGGACATTGCCACCATCGGCATTACCTACAACAGGCTGGAATTTACTCAAAGTCTGATTGCAGAAAATAGAACGTTTGAAAGGTTCAACACCGTATTTCTCCATAAGAAAAGGGGATTTTTCAACCATGTGCTTAGCAGGTTCAAATAAAAACAAAGCCTGGTCTAAGGTGGTTGCACAGTTATAAACTTCAGCGCCTTTTTCACCATCGAACAGTAACATATAAAGGGCAATGATTGCCGCCAGAATAGTTTTACCGTTTTTTCTGGGAACTTCTACATAGGCAGTTCTGAACCGTCTTGTATTGTCGGTTTTGAGACCTGTAGGCTTATGCAGCCATCCGAAAATGGTAGTCAGAATAAAACATTGCCAAGATTCAAGAACAATATTAGTTCCAACCCAATCACCTTTAACGTGCGGCATTAATTCAGCAAAATAACAAATGCGAGAAGCAGCTGCATCATCGAAGTAGAATTTGAAATCCTTGCGTTTTAAATCATCTCTCTGTCTCTGACAGGCAAGACGGACAAACTGACAGACGTTCTTTCTGCCTGAAAGAACGTCATCGATGTATTTGTTTGCCTTGTCTGTGTAAATGCTCATCGAATCAATTTTTCAAATGGATCTGAATTGCTTCCTGGATTATCGACACTGATTTTAGTTCTTGAAGCTGGAGTCATTCCGAATTCTGTTAAAAACTTATTAACTTTGTCCATAGCCTGATGGCGAATACTGACTGCAGCGTGCTGAATGACATTACCGTTAGAAGTGGTATCAAAATAACCATCAGCCTTAATTTTCTCAGTCATCTCTACTAATTCCTGGTAGGCGACACAGTAATTGGACAATGCTGCTCTGTCAGCTTGTGTTAAAACTCCCTTGGCAGCCAATAATGGCGCTTTATCGTTCCATTCCTCCAAACCTACACCATAAAGGAAACTTGGCGGTTCAAGGTTTGCTGTTTCATAAACAGGCTCGTTTTTATTAAGCGCATGCTGGCTGGGATTGCCCTGTAAAATCTTCAAAGCTGTAGGTTTTCTCGGCATTGGCATTGTTTTCACCTCCAATTTCCTTTTTTAAAAAGGGGTTTTGACCCCCTCTTCTCTGAATCGCCGATAAAAAAATGAACT